CGGGAGCAACGATAAAGGACGGGATATATCCGGTCTTCTGCTCGACATTTCTGATCGCGTACATGCCGGTATTCAGACCAAGGTTATCAGTCGTCCCGACGATATCCTCATCTGTTACAGCAGACGGATCAGCCGTATTGTAAGTGATTGTCAAAGCGGAAGTGCCAAGAGCGCCGGGAGTTGCCTCCCGGATTGTGACGGTATTTTTGCTGAAATTGGTGGATACGGTATAATCTGTCTTCGTAACGCTCGCAGCCTTAACCGTGATCGTATCGGTAATGATTTTGTCAGCGTCAGCAAGAACAACCGCACCATTTTCGGGCGTCTTAGTGACACTTGTCACATCAGAAGCTTTGTGTTTAGCCGGATCAAAAACATTGATAAATATTGCCGGCCCGACGCCCATTTTATTAAAGAAAACGTGGATCAGCTCGCAAAGCGTATAGCTTCCCCAGTCATCGGAATAGCCAAAAAGCTTCATTGCCTCTGCTTCATTGTTGACAATGACCGGCACGTTGACATTTTTTGACCCGCCCGCAACCATATGCACAGGCGCAGTCCCTACACAAACAATGGCACTCTGGCTCTTCTCGACTACGCGAGTGCCGACGACATTGATCTCGCCGTATGTGCCGTGTTTGAATTCTGCCATAATCTAATCCTCCTTATTGCAGAAATGAATCGACAGATGGAGCTCTTCCACGATCGGCATAACCGTTGAATGTGACGCTCACAAAGCCATAGAATAATGGCCGTCTGTCCACAACATAGTTTTGATCCGAATACAAACTTGTTATGACAGTTTCTTTGTCAACCATAAGATCAGTATTCGGGATTTCCTCGTCTCTCAGAAGAGCTTCCTTGCAATCGTCCATCCAGTCGAGCAGGGTGAACAAGCCCTCTTCCGTACCTTCTTTGATGAGCGACATATCCAACTGCTCACCGTTTTCTCCCGCACTGTCAATAAATCCGGGGAGCCGGACGCCGGGCTCATAGACAATAAACAATATATCCACCGAAAGATGCGAACCCATAAGAGACGGACGATGCACGTTATCGTAACGATCGAATCGTTTTTCCTCCATGTACTCCGCATATGCAGGCCTTGGCATAACGATGATCCCAGGCGCTACGCTTATCGAATCATCGGTATAGAACCCCGTCGCATCTTTTCTGGAAGGTGCCCACGCGAGATAGCATTGCGGTTTCTGCTGCCTGATAACAGTAATATTGCCGTCCGGCGCTGGGGCTTTCATCATCCGACCATCACACAGGTTTTTCTCAATCCATGCTTTCAGGCCTTTCAGTCTTTCAACAGTCCTCATATCAGAACTCCCTCGCGTCTCTCGCAATCAGCCAGATATCAAGAAGGCCCATGTTGTTCAATACTTCAAGAACAAGCATGGGCTTTTTATCAAATACAATCTGTGTATTTGGCTCTGGCTCTTTCCCGCCAGGGAAACCTTTTAATGGAGTATGGATCAGTTTCTGTCTGGAGTTGTTATCCCATGAAATATCGTTGACGTTGTTATTCTTACGTTTCAACGATTCTTCCTCATCAACCACACAAACAATCTTCTGTCCATTCCAAAAATGGGTGGTCGCGAAGTGATCCTCTCGCATGAATGTGCGGGATATGTCATTTTCGATTCGATCTTTCAGGGACATCCAATCACCTCTTCTGAGTCTTGTCCGCCTTCGGGCTTGGCTCGCTATGCGGCACAGCCTTGCCCTGTTCGATCATCCGAATCGCATAGCTCTCGTTGTACGTACGGATTTCACCGTTAGCTACCAGCTTTACAGTAAGCATCTTCATCCCTCCTTCCCTTTATTCTGACGCCTTGACTTCTTCGCCGCTGTTGGAAGCTCGATCTCGATTTCCTGATCATCTGTATCGGGCATTTCATTAACCGCATCAGTCTCTTTACCGGAATCATCCGGGACTTCTATCACTGCGCCAGTTGAGAGCAGCCAGTCAAGCTGCTCTTTCGGAAGCTTGCCGGGGATGAATTCTCCCCGGACAATAAGCTTTCCTTCAATGCTGAGATAATGAACAGCAACATACTGCATACTGTCACCTCCCTTATCAGATAACCTTCGCGACGCACCATCCGCCAACGTTCTTCGGAACAATTGTTGGGCAGCTGGTCAGGCGGTTCTTGATCGCATTGCTTGCGATGGAGCCATAGCGGAGCGGAACCTCTTTCTTGATGTAGGTTATGTGCTGCGCGTTGGAGCCTTCAGACTCTACCTGCGTAACCGGACCGTGATAGATATTCAGGATATTGTCGCTTCCTGCAATCAGAGTGCCATCCGGGATCAGCTTCTTCACTTTCTGATCATCGTCAATGAAAGTTCCAGAAAGGCTGTACATCTCCACGCCATCGGAGTTGTACCCGATGAACCGGAGCCCGCTTCCGCGATACTTGGTGTTGATCTTCCCCATGTCAACATTGCGAAGATCATACTGCTTAATAAATTCGGAATTCTTAAACATCGCGCTTGCCACATCCGGAGACATGACGATCTTTGAGACCTCGCCCATTCCGTCATACACAAGATCAAAAATCTTATGCATATCGCCGTCGATGTCGGCTCCTGTCTCGTTCCACCTTTTTGCCGGAGTGAAGTTGTTCTCGAAGCCATAGTCCGCGATCTTGGACTCCTTGATTCCTCTGCCTTCATTCGTGTACTCAAACACGGAAAGCTTTCCGGTAAGAAGGACCTGTCTCGCCATCCACTCACGCCTTCTCTGGATAGCTTTGCGCATCTCCATGAGGTCAGCTGCAAGCATCTTCTTCTCCCGCTGCTGCGGGGTCATTCCGCCGATGATCCTCTCCCCAAAGGATCTGTTCTTGAGGTTGGAATCCTCAATGATTCTCTCCGGAGCGATGCAGCAGAAACCGATCTCTCTGGTCTCAAATCCGTCTCTGTCCATCAGAACACCGCCTGCACCAGGATGAACCATCGGCGCCATTCTGCGACTGCCCTTGCGGTAATCGTAGATAGCCTTATCATCCTCGACAGTCCCGGCGTCATGGCCGAAAAAGTCATACAACACACTATATTCAGGCGGCATCAGCTCAATTGCTGCAAGCTGTGCTCTGGTAGAATAGATATCCATATGCTTTGCTCTCCTTTCACTTATCAGGTCCCAGATACTGTGTTCTGGAAGGTATCAGCAGACTCCTTTTTCGAGAACACAATGTTCTGTCCGCGAAGAACTGCCTTATGTTCGTCAGTAAGCACTGCGCCATTCGCAAGCTTCACAGCTCCGTCAACGAAGATGCCTGCGCGGTATGCCGCCGCATCTTCTGCAACTGCCGTCACGCCTGATCCCGGAGCTGCGCCGGTGTCAACAGTCTCCTTCAGCACAACAAGCTGGGTGTCAGCTTTGACATTCGCTGCCGCTGCCGGAGAATAAAGCCCGGTCGTCTCACGGAAGAGAACGGTTCCAGCCGTTACAACACCATTCCCCGGCTTGCACGGAACAGTGATCAGATCCGCCCCCTGTGGATCAGCCAGGAGATTTGTATAAGTCTGCTGTCCGATAGTCCCATACAGTTCACTCATTTTCTACTCCTCTCTCAAAACATTCCTTCGGAATCGTCCGCATACTCTTTCGTGTATACGGCCATCTCTTTCGCGAAGTCATCAATTTCCTGCTCGGGTGCCTTGTCTTCCGGTGCTCCGCCTGTTACATCTTCCGCCGGTGCGGTCTCATCTTTTCTCTGATCGAGAAATTCAGAGCCCTTTTCCTTCATGGCTTTCACAAGCTGTTTCTGGAAGTCAGCCGCAGAGGTTCCGTCAGCCTTCGCCTTTTCCGCCATCTCCTCATAGCCGGGGAGTGTCAGGGCATCGATATCTGACAGGCGATCACGCTCTGCTGTGATTGCTGCCTGCTGAATACTCGCAAGCAGTGCCGGATTTGCATCCTTGAGCTGTTCAACCGTTGTGTTTTCGTTGAGTTCCATTTTTGTGTCCTCCTCCTTTGGTGGATTTTCAGTCGGTTCTCCGGCATTCGAAGCCCCGTTACTGACATCAATTATTGTTGTCCCGATATCTTCCGGGACATGCGCGTAAATGGATTTCATCAGCTGCATATCATTGTCTGATACACACGCAACAGCCTTCTTGTCGCTTGACAGAAGCTTGTCGCAAAAGCCATTGTCTACTGCTTCTTTGGCAGTGAACCAGGTTTCAGCATCCATCCAGCTCTTGATCTGTTCTTCTGCCTTTCCGGTTTTCGCCGCGTACATCGCATGAAACTGCTGCTCCATCTTGCGCAAGTGCTCTGCATCATGCTCAAGCTGGTCAGCGTTTCCCCATGTAAGCAACGACGGATTGTGGATCATGAATTCGCTACCGTCTGCGATAGTCACAGTTGCATCTGGAATTGTCACGAACAGAGTAGCTGCGCTTGCGCACAAGCCCTCGATTAGAACGCTGACATTATCGAATTCAGAGTTTATAACCATGCTACGCATGGCAACCGCACCATACACCTCGCCTCCCGGCGAGTTGATATGGATGCACAGATTCTTCGCTCCATCCTGCTTTGCCTGCTTGAGAGCCTTATCGAAGTTGTCGCTACAAGACTCCCGATCGTCGTCGTGATACCATTTGTTGCTGGATATCGTACTGTAGATATTTACGTCTGCGGTCTCGCCGTCAACTGCGAGATCGTACATCAGACGATACCGCTCACTCATTCCTCTTCCCTCCCCATCTGCTGCGTCTCCTTGATTTCCTTCTTGCGCTGCTTGATGTTCTCGTCCCAATTGTTGCCGTTGTACTCGCTGGCTTCCTGTTCCTGAGTCGTAATGTTGTTGGCGATGCGCCTTTCGGCTGCATTCGCCTCCTTCAGCGGATCAACGTGCCCCATACTTGCGCCCATCCAAAGGCACCCGCACCATGCCTGCCTGATTGCCGGATCATCAAAAAATCCGGGCGCATTGATACGTCCGGATGCGACGGCTTCGGAAAGCCACTGCTCGTATATGGGCTGGTTAAAACTTGCATTAAACTTCGTGCGGTAAACTCTTACCGTTCGCCAGAAATCCAGAAGGGCCGCTCTTGCGGCAGTGTAATTGCTCTCATACTTCTTTGTGAGCACTTCCTTCGGGATCCCCATGCTGGAAGCAAGGATCGTGATGGATGTATTCACAAATGACTCAAACTGTGTGTTGCTTCGAAGCGGATTGACTGTCTCGATCTTCTTGCCTTTCGGCAGGTTGTAAACCGCTCCGGGTGCCAATTCAAGGTGAATATCATCATCTGTCACCTTGTCTTCTTCGTCTACAGCATCCTCAAGCCCGAATTTCCCGTCATCACTGTCGCTGACAATAAAAGCTGTCAACATGGACGAGACGACATTTGCTGCAAGCTCGGAGTTCATATACCGCGTAAATTGCTTGACGCCCTCAATCTCTGCGGAAACAAACGGTATGCCGCGGCGCTGCTCTGGCCGCTCA